AAGGGTTCATCCCATATACCCCAGTGTCCATCAAAATCGGCATCTCCGCCAAAACGTTTGTCAGCAGCGTAGTCTTCACGACCATAATACGCTTCAAAACCAATCTTTTTAGCGAAAGCTAAGAATCCCATGCTACCTCTATTTGCTCCATGAAAGAATGCTGTTTGATAACCTTCTTGACGCAATAAACCAGGTAAACCTGTATTTCTTTTAGCTCGGTGTTGCCCCCATTTCATTCCAAGAACGCCGTAGTGTTGTAGTTCATTTTGATTTCCTTGAACTGAAACAAGAGCGGCTTGATAATCGAAAGTCGCAGATTGTTGGATATTGTTCTTACGTTTCTTACTCTTGTAGTAAGATTCATTTTGAGCTTCCAAATCTTTAGTACGACTAGCGTTACGACGACGAACAGACTCACTAGCAGATTTGTTAGACTCGTACATGTTCTCCATCTTACGAGTGTTATTCTCTTCGAGTTTAGAACCCTTATTTCGTGAACCGATTCGTTTGTTCTCTGCTTCAAGGTCTTTAACACGTTGATTCCACTCGTTGTACTGTTTAGAATTCTTACGACGCTCATCAGGAGATTTAGACATGTGGTTTTTCATCTTACCCTTGTATTTACGAATAAGAGCATCATTACCAGACTTCATGTCACCATTACGGAATTTCTCACGAGTGTTTTCACCGATAGCATCACGAGAACGATTCTTTTCAGATTTCTGTTTAGCTTTAATATCTCTACGTGTTTTGTTACGTTTGATTTTAGCTACAGACTCTTCAGCTTTCTTACGTGTCTTGTTACGTTTTTCACGTTTATCCATAGCCTTACCGCGAGCGTTGTCAATCTTACGCATTTTATCTTTTTCAGATTTAGCTGCTTTACGATTACGCTTCTCACGTTTATCCATAGCTTTACCACGTTTTTCATCAAGCTTCTGAGACTCAGACTTCTTATACTTACCTTGACCGTAACGTCTATCAAGTTTGTCTTGAATACGTGCTACAAGTTTCTTATCGATTTTACGCTTCTTATATCCAGCAGCGGCCAAAGCTTTATCGCCAGATTTCTTACCAAGAGCACCAGTTGTTGTTTTAGAAGTAGTAGGAAATACAGTCTTCTTAGCAACTCGGATAAGATTACTTGCTGTCTTAGAAACAGCTTTAGCTGTAGGGCGAACTATATTGGATGCTGTTTTGGTTGCTGAACTTACAGTCTTCTCAGACTTCTTGTACAAGTCACCAAACATGTCCATAACAGAACGTCCAGCACGACGAGCTTCGCTTACACGACGTTTAGCCTCTTCAGACCATTTGCCGCCATGAAGGAGAATCTCGTTGTTAGGGTCAATATCTCTTACTGACCATTCTTGTTTCTCCATTATTACCTCCTAATAGGATTACCTGCTTCATCAACAGGATTGCCCTGATAATCTACGTAGTTACCGTTCTCATCTTGATAGACATACTGACTAGGGTCATCTTCACCCATACCAGTGTCAGCTTCTTGTCCAGCAGTCGCAATACCGCCCATTTGGTTACCATCCGCAATATTACGATTGTAAAGCTGGTCAGCCAATGGGTTAGGGTGAGGTTCTTTACCAATAAATTGACGAATCTCATTAGGTGTAAGAATTGCATTACGAGAGAACAAGTCTGCAGTATTAGCAAGTTGTTCAATAGGAAGAATCTTAAATGGGTCTCGATAGAACTGAACAACCTGTCCTTGAGTGCGAGCTGTTTTACTAATAAAAGCAACATTGACTGCATCCACAATAGCTTGTAGAATTGGATCAATTACTCGGTTATAATAAAGGTTAAGCTCTGCCCCAGATTGAGTACCATTGATAATGTTCTCAGTGATACCGATTTGGTTGTAGAAATCTTGCTTAAGTTTATTAATATCCTCAAGAGTATTGTTCTGGATGTTACCACCAGTTGGAATGAACTTCTCATTGTTATCCAATGTAGCCAAACCGTAAGCAGACTTACTCATCTCAGCTTCCAACTGTTTACGACGTCTATCCGCTTGCTTCTGATGATAGTCAGAGTTTGTCTGATAAGGAAATTGGATAAAACCATTAATCTTACCAGCCGCGGCATTCCTGTCCTCAGAATTCATCAAGTTAATCTTTTGTTTCAAAAGTTGAAGTGTTTGGTTACTATCTTGTAGAATACCACTAAGTGGAGACTCAATGATAGCCACGTCTTCTTTCTTAAGAGATTGTTCGAATTCCAAACCAGTATCTTCGTTGTAATATCGCACCTTGACGCAGTCAGTAAACCATTGTGTGATTTTACCTACACGAACTGACTCAACATCGAAAGTTTTTTCACCATCCATGATTTTATCAGTGACAGTTGGAACGATAGCGATAACACCTTCATCAAGTAGAGACCACACCAAATCAATAATGAATGCTCGTCCCGTTTGGTCAATGTTCGCCTTGTAAGTAAGACAATCAATCAAACCAGATTTAATTTCATTTTGATTTTTTGTAAGTGCGTCAATCTTCAAGTGTTTGAACTCAACTGTAGATGCATCAATAGCAATACGGTTGATAATAGATTTAATCAAATCACTACCATAAGAGGTGTTCATTGATTGAATGTACGAAGGAGAATGATATGTCGAAATCGATTGCCAATTGGAACCAGGTTCGACTGTGAAACTACCATTACCCATCGCGTTCGCAGACTCGTACGTTTTGTACGAATGTAGCAAAGTCGACATATGTTCACCTTTCTACATAAACATCTCTCTATTACGAGTCATCGCAACCCAGGCATCCATAAGAGCAGCCACGTTATCGATTTTCTCATCAGAGCGACGCTTATCTAATTTGTAGTTACCATTGTTATCCTGTAATGCTACAGAATTACCCATGGCGAATTTCATCAGCTCTTCGTCGAATATCAACATACGAGCCTCTGCAAGTGCTTTGATTTCACCCAACGGTACAGACTCAGTTTTAACACCTTGTCGTACTGTCTCAACACCATACTCACCGTTTTCCATACACCAGCGGTCAACGAAAGCTCCAGCGTTGTAAGGGTCAAACCCGAATGACAGAACAGCCCAGTCATGCTCATGAATGTAATCACGAACATCTTCGTATACTGCCACCCAATCCAAGAGAGAACCAGGCATGATTACCAATGTTCCTTCTTGTTGTAATTCGTCGTATTTGTACCTTGTTGCGGAAGGGAGTTTACGATACTTGGACTCAGATACATAAGACCTTGTCTTTATACCAAACCTCTCTCCACCCAAAGGAAATACCCAAGTAAATGCCCAGAAGTCATCCCCTTGCGATGCGTCCATACCCATAGAACATGGCAACTTATCATAGTTCTGATAAGCGTGTTTTTGGATCTCATCGTAAGTAAAGAAGTAAGTATAACCTTCAACAGGAATACCAAACCGCTTAGCAAGGATATCATTCCTTGCAGCAGGGTTGGCTTCAGCACGTTTAACATCACGCATGTAAGCGTCGTAGGATACAGTTACTCCGATATTAGGACTGGCTTTAATCCAGGCAGAAGGGTCATTCACTTCGTTCAAGTCATCTAGACGATAATACCAGATTGATGTATGAGGGTCTTCGTATTCGCCTCGTAGGATTTTCAATAATTCCATTTTGATTGAGTCACCTACAGAGTCACGAACCGTACCCTCGGAGGATACTGCCAGGATAATGTAATCGTCTACACCACCCTTGGCTGCTGATTGTTCTAGCGCACCGATAACGTCCTCCTTAACGTCACCAGAGAGCCACTCATCGACAGTACAATACTTAGCACGAGAACCTTGTAGTTTATCAATACGCATTGGTCTGATTTCGACATACGAATTGGTAATCTTGTTCTCAATACCCTTTTTAGTTGATGCCAACTTAGCTTGTGTATATTGTGAGCGTGACTTGTTAGAACCATCAGTCAATACAGAGAATAACGGGCCACGAGACTTCGCAATAGCCGTTGAGAAGGGCATCATAACCTCTTCCGCTTGAGCCATTGTGGGAGCCGTTGTGATTTGTTGTGTTGTCTTTGTATCTGTTAATAGACCATATGCTTGGATAGTCGTCTCGTAAAGTGATTTTGAATTACCACGTGCGATAATCAAATACTGTTTATTACGAAGACGTCGCTTCTTGCGAACTGTAATTCGACGACCAGTAGCTGGGTCGATTGTGTCTTCCTCCGAATAGTAGTACCATGACAGTAAGTCTTCAGCCCACATCTTAAATGTAGGGAGAAGTGTCAAATCGGTACCATCAGTTAGAGTTAGTTCAGCTTCGCAGAAACGAACATACCCATCAATGGCGTTTGGGTCGTAGAAATACTCAGGATTAGCGATGTCATCATCAATCCTGTTCATTTGGAGTGAGATGTTCTCGCATACTCTAGTCTCGCCTCTTAGAACTGAGTCGCGAAACTCGCCATAATATTTCGGGACCATAGTATTAGATAACATAAGTTACTCCGTTATTTGTTTTTCTTCTTCTTACCGTCGCCACCGCCGTTAATCTGTT